ACACTGGCTAAACCCACCGAAGACGGAAAAGCAGCAAGGAAAGATTAAAGGCGGATTCTGACAAATAACGTTTGACGGAGTGCGAGATGGAACACGGACAAGCAACGGCAATAGCCAGAGGCATGATCGCAAAGATGGTTGACCCAACTGGCCGCTACAAGGAGATCGAGATTGCGACAGGGCTTGATATCAAGTCGGTTGCGACGATAGTCCACCGGATGCGTGCGGCTGGTTCGATACCAACTCCACGCAAGAGGGGTTGCACAAAGACCGATATGGCGCGTCAGATGCTCATAGACGGCATTGGAGAGCCAATCCAATACGATGACATAGCTAGGCGCACAGGAATGCTTGTATCGTCACTCAGGAGCCTTGTTGCGACGATGCGAAAGAAGGGTTTGCTTCCGGCTTATGAGCCAGAGTCTTACGAGTACGTGGGAACCAGCGAAACGCTAGGGGTTGTTAGGTTCAGATCACTCAGTCATGCGCACAAGGAAGGATTTCCATCCAGCATGGTGAGCAAGGCAGTAAACGGGGCAATCAGTAGTTACGCAGGGTACACGTGGGAGAAGGTGGCGAAATGAAAAAGCATATCGAGATGCGCCTGGCTCATGGTGCAACGCTGAACGACATCAAGGCGGATGTCATGCAGACGGCAATCAATGCCGCGCTGGTTGCTTGTCGCGGAAACCAGACCGCAGCCAGTGAGCTACTTGAAATAAACAGGTGGACGATGCGCAAATGGCTTAATGACGCAAGCAATCGCACCTACAAGGTATTTGATAGGGTGTACCTGCGCGCTGGCACCAGCACGGCAAAGGAAATGCTCACAGAGGCTTACAGAGAGGCAGTTAGTCAAGTCATGCAAGCCAACAACAACGTTACCCTGGCGGCTGAAATCCTGAAGTGCCAGCGCGGCACCGTTAGAAAATACATGGTGAAGCCATGAGCAAGCATGCAAGAAAACCAGGGTATGTCGAGTTTTGCGGAACCTGGGTAAGCCCGAGAGGAAAGCAGATATACGAAGCGCTGGAATCCGGCAAGGGCTTGCAGGCTTGCGCCGGTGAGTTCGGGGTCTCTCTCGGGACAATCAGCGGTTACGCAAAGCGGGCGCGTCGATTTGGAATAGTCCTGCTCCGGAACAAGCGACGAGTCATGGTGGCAGTAAGCAACATGGATGGATCTCGTGGTGAGCGGTACGAGTTCTGCGGAAGGCGCGAGGTGGTGAATGCTGGGTTCAGCTACCAGACAGCATACGCAGCCTGCAAGGGTGAAAGGGAAAGCGCCGGATACCTATGGCACTTCAAGGTGGAGCAATGACAACGATCACCATCATCGACGGTCGAGATACGCAGGAGTTGATTGCCAGGGTAACGGCGATGCTGGCTGATGGGCCGGTGCAGGTTAAGCTGTCCGGAAAGAAGGCTAGGAGCTTGAGTCAGAACAACCTTTCGTGGATGTGGTATCGAGAGATCAGTGACTGGCTTAAATCGAAAGGAAAGGACTTTGCCAGCGATCGATGGGTTCACGATGCGATGTGTCATACCTATCTAGGTCATGAGGATGTGATGGATACGGACGTGATCACCGGGGTGTCAACCAGGCGTAGCGCCCTGCGCGGAACTTCAGGATTGGATGTTGGAGAGTTCAAGTTGTACCTGGACATGGTATATCACTGGGCGCTGAACTACGGGCTGCTGCTGACAATCCCCGAAGAATGTGAGTACGACAGACTCAGGAAAGAGGAGTTGGGACTATGAAGGTGATAATTGGTGCTGCTGTTCTGTTTGTTTTCGGAACCGTGACATTCCTGGTGGCGCTGAATGTGTGGGGTGCGGCATGAAGCAGATCACCGAGCAAGACAGGATTGCCGCCAGGGCCTTAGCAAAGCGCTTGGTGAAGGAGCTGGAGGATATGGAATGGCATAGGCGCGGGAATGAATCGGAGTGCGCACGGCGCGTTTCAGAGGCCGTAAATCGAGAAGCGAGAAATTCAGGATTAAACCCGCTATTGCTCAAATCGTACATGTTGCGCTTGCAGGATGGCAGGGTTTGAAATAGCATTCTAACAGTTGCCTTTGGTCTGCCATGTGCAAGATGGATACAGACCAAAGGTTGCAAAACCTCACCCCGCAATTGGCTGCTTGCACCAGTCACTTGTGGGGTTTTTTATTTCTGGAGATTTACATGGACAAGATGCGGGAAGAGTTTGAGGCTTGGTGCGCAAGCATTGGTTTTACATTAAAGCCAAACGCTTTTGACAATGGTGATTACGCAATGGGATATGGGTGGGAAGAGTGGAATGCATGGCAAGCCTCCCGCGCCGCGCTGCGCGTTGAGCTGCCAGGCGCATGGATACTGGCTGAGCATGAATACAAAAGGCAGGTTGAGGAATCGCTTGATAGCGCAGGGGTGAGCTATGAATAACCTGATTGCAATGTCATCCGAGATGACTATGAGCACCCGCGAGATTGCAGAGATGCTTGGCGCTCGCCACGCAGACATCATAAAAAGCGTTTGCAGATTGCATGATGCAGGAGCAATTTGCCACGATACGACACTGCCGTTTCGTGAATTCAAGACGGAGAGAGGGAACACCTACATCGAGTACATGCTTAACAAGCTGGACTCCATCACGCTGGTTGCACAGAACAGCCCGCAATTTACGGCCGCACTGGTTAAGCGCTGGGATGAGCTGGAGCGCGGAGTTGCCAAGCCAAGCTTCATGGATAGCCTGAGTCCTGCTGCTGTGATTATGCTTGAAGATCTCGACAGACAGTTGAAGGAGTCAAGGCAGCAACTGGCCATTGCAGCGCCAAAGGCTGATGTGTTCGATAGGGTGATGGAGCGAGAAGCCCTGCTCAATGCCACGCAAGTCGCCCAGCAGATTGGCATGTCAGCCATCAAGATGAATCGCAAGCTGGACGAACTGGGCGGTGTGTATAACAAGTGCGTCAAGCGCGGTCGCGCATTCTGCCATGACTGGGTGCTTTCTGGTTATGGCGAGATGAAGATAACCGAGATGGGATACCCGCAGCCGCTGTTCACGACAAAGGGATCGCTGCGAGTTGCTGAGATTTTTACCAGTGAGGGGGTTGTGTGATGGGTGAGTGGAAAGATATCGAGTCGGCACCAAAAGACGGAACAGAGATAATCCTAAAAAATGGGATGCGCGTAACATCTGGTTCTTGGCAGCAATGGGCCGATACAGAGAGCCATTACGATGATGCTGGAAACTTCATTGGCACGACAACAGTTGATTGCGGCGCTGGGTGGTGTTCGTATGACGGCGGGTTCTGCGATGACGACTTGCCAACCCACTGGATGCCATTACCAGAGCCAAGAAAAAATGGCTAATAGCGCCCGCAAATGCAAGCACTGCTCCGAATACAAGCCAGCAGAATCGGGGGTTAAGGTTCCGGCTGGCTGGTTCTGCTGCCATGCTCATGCGATAGAGTTCGCTCGGGAGAAGTCTGCAAAGGTTCGAGAACGCAAGGCAAAGGAGAGTGACAGGTCAGCCAAGGCCGCTATTAGAAAACGCAAAATTGACGTAAAGCCGCTAAGTTGGTTCCGCGAGAAGGCAAAAAGAGCTTGTCATGCATACATCAGGGAAAGAGATGCCGGAATGCCATGCCCATGCTGTGGCGCAACAGAGGCGGCTCAGTGGGATGCCGCTCATTACCGCCCAGCCGGAGTTAACTCTGCGCTAAGGTTCGACGAAAAAAATATTCATAGATGCTGTCAGGTGTGCAACCAACACAAAAGCGGGAACCTCACTCCATACCGAATATGGATGGTTGCCAAGTATGGCGAAGAGTTCGTGCAGTCGCTTGATTCAAACCACGACATAGTGCGCAGGACTCGACAAGACCTTGAGGCAATCGAGGCTGAGTACAAAGCAAAACTGAAAAAATTACAGAGTAGTTGTGATGATTATCATTTATGAGATTTAGGTAATTTGCGACGCCATGATCTAGTAGGGTTCGCTGCTGGCCATGCGAATCTGTGGGCGCATTAACTTTACATGCAATTGTTTTTTTGTGATAATCGCCCAACAAAAACAGAAGGGGCAAAGAATGAGCCAAAACACCAAAGCAGAGAAAGTTAAGCGCCGCCCAGGTCGCCCTGCTGGAACCGGAAATTTCTCAAAGGAGAGAATGGAGGAGGATGCCAAGCGAGTGGAGCCGGTCATGGAGAGGGTTCGCGCGGCGATAGACTGTGGCATCCGAGTGTCTGCGATCTGCGATGTTGCCGGGGTCAGCCAGGTAAAGCTGTCTCGGGTGCACCGCAGGATAGGGCGCTACTATGGCAACTGGAAAGAGCACCTGACTTTCAATGATGATGAGCTTGCCGCCATAGGCAAGGCGATTGACGACATCAAGGCAGCCTTGTAGGGTCGCCCCTGCACTTGGCAGCACAACCAACACGGAGAGATAACCATGAAAGAATTCAACGAGTTCGCAGCAGAAGCCGCGCAGATGGAAAATCAGGGCCAAGTCAAAGAGGCGGCCACAGCATGGCGCAGAGCTGGTGCGTACTGCGACAAGGAGCAGAACCGAGAGTGGTGCAATGCACGCGCCGGGTTCTGTGAGTCCCGCTTTGCTCGGGAGGCTTCGCAGTGATCACCACCTACACATCCCGCGACGCCGAGGCATGCGCCTACCTGTCGGCACTGGTCACTGTTGAGCTGTGCGCCGAGGTTCATCGCAAAGGGAAAGTGAACACGGCAATTCGCCGCTGCGTCAATCGTCAGCTGCCTGGGCTGGTTGAGCACAAGCGGGTTTATCTGATTTTCAAAGGGCTGGCCAAGCAGCCGTTCCCGGCTGGGTGCCTGCATCATCTGCGGCGCATGCTGGAGGAGATGGCGGGCGGGCAAGTGGTGTTGGAGGAGTGAGAGATGATAAATAGCATTGAGTTTTACTGCGGCATGTCTAGAGAAATGAAAGCTCTTAAATGCTCAGAGATGTGTGTCAAGACGGATGATATGATTGAGCTTGTCAGCAGGCTTAGGTATGCCGAGTCAGAGACAGATGCGATTCTTTCAATGTTACGCCACTCAGAAAAAGACGCAGCGCGGTATCGGTTTATGCGAGACATGTCAGATGAGGTTGATGTGAGCCGATTCTTCCATATCGAAGTAAGTGAGCGGGATGCCGAAATAGACGAGGCCATGCAGTGCAAGTAAAGCTCGAATTCCTCACCGACTGCGACGCCCAGCACGGCGCTTACTACCTGCAAGATAGGGGTTATAGCGTCAAGCTGATGGGCAAGGCCCTGGCGGTGGATAAGCCGGATCCGGCAGATCTGGCGCTGGTGATGACGACCTATCGGGCGTTTACTGTGGATTTGGCGGAGGGTGACACATGCGCATGATCCTGGCTGTTATCGTAGTGCTGGTGATTGGGGTGGAATGCCGCCCCTTCACCAGGGCGGAGCTGGAAGCCAAGGAGCAGGAAGAAGCCCTGCAGCGCTGGAATGAACGCGTGGCGGATGCAGAGGCCCGCAAACGGGTGGCGCAGCAGATGGAGGATTTGCTACACTACGGCCAGTGATGCCACCGCCAACCACAGCTCCCGCTGCTTAGCCCTCTTCGGAGGGCTTTTTTATTGCGGCGCGAAAAGTGGTAGACTTGGCGGTAACTTAGCGGTAGGGAGCAACAGATGATGAAGAAGTTGACCGAGAAGCAAGAGGCCTTTTGCCGGTACTTTATGGAGACCGGTGAGAAGACAACCGCTTACAAGATGGCCTACAGGGCCGACAAGATGAAGCCGCCAGTGATTGCCGTCAAGGCGTGCGAGCTGGCAGCAGAACCGCACGTTGCAGCACGCATAGAGGAATTGCGCGAAGCCACCAAGGAGCGCCACAAAATCACCGTCGACACCCTCCTGGCCGAACTGGAAGAGAACCGCCAGGCCGCCCTCTGCGCCGAGACCCCTCAGGCCGCCGCAGCCACTGCCGCCACGATGGGCAAAGCCAAGCTGCTGGGACTGGACAAGCAGATCATCGAGCATACTGGCCCAGGTGGTTCGGCTATGATGCCGACAGTGATTAGATTGGTGGGGCCAGACGAATGACAGATGCAAAGCTCTGCAACAGGTGCGGCGAAGTAAAGCCAGTGGAATTATTCTCCAGGGACAAGAGCAAGCGAGATGGCAGGTGCTCAAACTGCAAGGATTGCTCAAGGAAAACAAGAAAGGAATGGTATGCAGCGAACAGGGAGCGCGCCATAGAGCAGTCCGCTGAATGGCAAAGAAATAACACTGAAAGATATAGAGAATCAGCAAGGATGCGCAGGAGTGAAAACAGGGATGCCCACCTGAAAAAAAGAAGGGACAGGCACAAAAAGGCATACAAAGAAAATCAAGAATACGCCATGAATCACAGAATGAGGGCCATGCTCAGGCGTCATTTTAGCAGGGGATGCCTGAAGGAAATGTCGACTTATGAATCGCTTGGGTATAATCCGCAGCAACTAATGCAGCGTCTTGAGTCGCAGTTCAAGAAAGGGATGAGCTGGGGAAATTATGGTGAGTGGGAGATCGACCACAAAATCCCCATGTCTAAGATGATCGCGAGAGGGGAAGTAAGGCCATGGATCGTCAATTCACTGGCTAATCTGCAGCCGATGTGGAAAGAGGATAATCGTTCCAAGGGGGCGAGATGGACGGGGTGAGAGAGGTGTCAGTGCAGATACCTCCTAAATTGATACCGATGTTTTCTAAGCCAGGGCTTCGCTACCTTTGCGCATATGGTGGGCGCGGTAGCGCAAAGACCAGGACCTTCGCCCTGATGACTGCAATCAAGGCATTGATGTTCGCCCAAGAAGGCAAGCGAGGCGTGATCCTGTGTGGGCGAGAATTTATGAATTCCCTTGAGGATTCATCTATGGAGGAGATTAAGCAAGCCATAAGATCTCAGGAGTGGCTGTTTAATCATTTTGATATCGGCGAAAAGTACATCAGAACAAAATGCCGATCTGTTAGTTATGTATTCTGTGGATTGAGGCATAGCCTAGACAGTATAAAATCAAAGGCCAGGGTTCTACTTGCATGGATAGATGAAGCGGAAACGGTCAGTGAAATTGCGTGGTCAAAATTACTTCCAACAGTGCGTGAGGAAGGATCTCAAATTTACGTCACCTGGAACCCCGAGGACGAAGAAAGCCCCACCAATCAGCGGTTCCGCATGCAGGCCCCGGAAAACTCCTGCATCGTCGAGATGAACTACTCTGACAACCCCTGGTTCCCTGCGGTGCTTGAGCAGGAGCGCCTGAACGACTACAACCGACTGGACGGGCCGACCTATGCGTGGGTGTGGGAGGGGGCGTATCGGAAGAACTCACAGGCGCAGATATTTGCTGGCAAGTACGAGGTCAAGGAGTTCACCCATGGCGACGACTGGGATGGGCCATACAACGGGCTAGACTTCGGTTTCTCTCAAGACCCCACGGCAGCCACCCAGTGCTGGATCCATGGTGATACGCTCTATGTGGAGTTCGAGGCTGGCAAGACAGGTCTGGAGCTGGACCATACCGCAGATTATATTTGCAAACGGATCCCCGGCTTTGACCGGGAAGTGGTTCGCGCCGACAGCGCCCGCCCTGAGTCAATCAGCTACCTAAAGCGCCCTGACCTCGACGGCAAGCGAAAGAACATGCCCGGCATCATCGGGGTGGAGAAGGGCAAGGGAAGCGTGGAGGATGGGATAGAGTTCATCAAGAGCTTCGCCATGGTGGTGATCCACCCACGGTGCCAGGAGACGGCCCGCGAGTTCCAGCGCTATAGCTACAAGGTAGACAGGTTGTCCGGCGACGTGACCAAGGTCATACTCGACAAGTTCAACCACTACATCGACTCGATACGCTACGGCCTGGAACAGGTCATGAAGAGCCGCGGGCGCATGAAGATTTCAGAGAAAGCCAAGGCCCGCGCGATGCGGCATCAAATGCGCAGGCGTTAGCCAGCATTCACTGGGCGCCAGCCCCAACAGACACGAGGAGCGCCCATGTGGCCATTTGACAGAAAGAAGATCAAGCAGGACGCCGCCGACAAGGTGCCCGCTCTCACCGAGGAGCAGCAGAAGGCCCGCAAGCAGGCCATGCGCCGCGCCGTCATGAAGTCCATGGAACGGCGGGCCAGTGACGCTGCCACCAAGTGGGAGCCACCACAGCTCATGCCCGGCGTTGTCCCTACCGGCACCACCCCGGCAGTGGCCATGGACTCACTCTGTGGCCCTACCTACCAGTTTCTGAACTCTGCGGCTGGTGGCCTGTATGCGTCAAATATTCAGCCGTTCCCTGGATACCAGAACCTGGCGGCGCTGGCCACTCGGCCGGAGTACCGGGCGTTTGCGTCCACGCTGAGCACCGAGCTCACCCGCGAAGGGATTGAGATAACCAGCAAGGACCGCACTAAGGCCAAAGAGATGGCCGGAAAGATAAAGGAGCTGGAGGAGGCCTGCGAGTATTACGGCGTCATGGGGATCATCCAGAAGGCTGCCGAGCACGATTGCTTCTTTGGGCGAGGCCAGATCTCAATAAACATCAAAGGGGCTGATGTGTCGGTGCCGCTGATACTGGATCCGCGCACCATCAAGAAAGGCAGCCTAACCGGGTTTTCTAACATCGAGCCGATGTGGACCAGTCCCAGCGCCTATAACGCGCTCGACCCGACCGCTCCTGACTTCTACAAGCCAAGCACATGGTGGGTATTGGGCCGAGAGATGCACGCCTCGCGCCTGCTGACCATCATCACCCGCCCGCTGCCGGACATGCTCAAGCCTGCCTATAACTTCTCTGGGATCTCAATGTCCCAGCTGGCACAGCCCTACGTTGAGAACTGGCTGCGCACCCGGCAATCTGTCAGTGACCTAGTGGACAAATTCTCCCGCACCTTCCTCAAGACCAATATGGCCCAGGTGCTGAATGGTGGCGAGGGTGGAGACGTATTCGACCGCATCGAGATGTACGTCAACATGCAGAGTAATCTCGGCATGGGGGTGATGGACTTCGAGACGGAAGAGATCGTCCAGGTCAACACCCCGCTGTCTGGTCTGGCAGACCTGCAAAGCCAGTCACAAGAGCACATGTGCTCGGTATCGAAGATCCCGGCAATCAAGCTCACCGGCATCAGCCCATCCGGCCTGAACGCGAACAGCGATGGAGAGATCCGCTCTTTCTATGACGACATCAGCTCCGTGCAGCAGTCTTACTATTTCAGCTCGCTGGACACCATGCTGAAAGTCATCCAGCTCAGCAAGTGGGGCGAGATTGACGACTCGATCACCTTCAAGTTCAAGTCGCTGTGGCAGACCAGCGCGAAGGAAGAGAGCGAGATCCGTTTCAATAAGGCCCAGGAGGCGCAGATCTACATCACCAACAGCGTGATTGACCCGAGCGAGGCGCGTCAGCAGCTGTCAGACGACCCCGACTCTGGTTGGGATAACATTGATGGCGACCTGGAGATTGTGCAGCCGGAGATGTTTGATGATGAGGGATCTGACCCGGGCGCGCCTGACCCCGACGAGCCGGATCCGGATGTGCCGCCGATTGAGGAGGGTCAGTAATGGCCCAAAAACCCAAAACCGTCCGCGCCATCCACTCGAATCGTGGAGTTGAGGCCCGTTATCGACGCGCACTGGAGTCGCTAATCAAGGAGATGAGCAACTCCGCCGAATACTGGCTGGCGGCACAGTACCGGCAGGCGCCGCCTGAGATTGCCGAGGACGCGCTTCCCGCCGCAGAGATGGCCGCCAGGGTGCGCGAGGTGTCCAGACGCTGGATAGCGAGATTCAACGACATGGCTGACGACATCGCCAAGCGGTTTACCTCCGGTGCCATCAAGGCCACAGATAACTCATTCCAGAATGCGCTCAAGGATGCGGGGTGGGCGGTTGACTTCAAGATGACCCGCGCCATGCAGGACGTGGCAAAGGCGTCCGTGGTGGAGAATGTGGCACTCATCAAGTCGATACCGCAGCAGTATTTCACGGAAGTGGAGGGGATAGTGATGCGCGGATATAGCGCGGGGCGAGACCTGCAGGAGATAACCGCAGAGCTGCAATCGCGCTATGGGGTGACGAAGCGGAGGGCTGCATTGATAGCGAGAGACCAGAGTAATCGCCTGACGGCTTCAACTACGCAAGCGAGACGACTAGAACTAGGGATTAAGCAGGCGGAGTGGCAGCATTCACACGCAGGGAAGGAACCTAGAAAATCCCATGTCGCTGCCAATGGAAAGGTTTTTGAGATAGAGAAAGGCTGTTACATTGACGGAGAATGGATCCTTCCGGGGACTAAGATAAATTGCAGGTGCACTAGTAAATCGATCCTGCCATTCTGATATAATTGCCGTGCGGCTAGGGTAGCTCCCGAACGCTGGTTACCGTGACCAGTTGCCGCGCAACTTCATCACGGATACTTACGGAGTATGCCAAATGCAAAAACACTTGCCAGTTGCTGTATTCAACGAAATCAAACGCACCTTCTCTGAAACGAAATCAAATGATCTGAAGTCAACTGTAAACGCTCGCATCGTGCATGGGTGGCTTGGCGTTAAAACCGAATATGCAAAATGGATTCAGCGCCGCATTGAGAAGTTTGGCTTCACCGAGGGGATAGACTACTGCACAACGATCGTCAAAGTTGGCGATCGTTCAAATGTTGTGCAGGTAGAATATCACTGTGCCCCAGATATGGTGAAACAGCTCGCCATG